TTTTAAAAGTTGTCTTGTTGAATCAAATGCTCCTGATGTAGCACTAATAGCTGAACTAGAACTATCAACGGAAGTTAGTGTTAAATCTGTAACAAAAGAGCCTGATATGTCTTTTAATATCATATAACCAGGAATAGATAAAGTTGGTGGAGATGGCGACTGATTATATTCAGCACCTGATTCAACTACTTTTAATCCTAAAACTTTTCCTATTTCATCGCCGTGGGCGAATACTGTTGCATTTTCTCCTGATGTTGATGAAATTGTTACTGTAGGAACTTTAACATAATTAGAACCTGAATTAATAATCCGTATATCTGTTATTTCGCCGTTACCTGTTCCACTTTCTTGTACAACTTTGTTACCTGAATATGGGTCACCAATAACAGTTTGGTCTTCTAATACAATATGGTCTTCGGTAGTACCTTCAACTTGAAGGCCGCCATTTACAAGAGATACGGCCGCTGTTGCACCACCACCACTTGTGTTTGCATTATTGAAAACTAATTCATCACCTATTTCATATCCTGTACCAGCATTGTCAATAACGAAATCTGTAATACCTCCGTTACCAACTGCGCCAACAGTAACAAGACCGCCTGTACCACCACCTACAATTGCGACATTATCATTTTCATTACTGTAGATACCGTCATTTGTAATTGTAACTGTTCCTGGAATACCTGTTGATGTAACTTTAATAAATGATGAAGCTGTATCTGATTCAGTACCTCGTATTTCTTCACCTGTTACAAAAGTACCTACAATAGTTTTTTCGTTTAAAGTAAACTCTGTAACTTCATTTGCACCAATTTGAAATTTAGAAACTGCTTCAACTAGAGCTGTTGCTTTTGAAGTTTGACCTGTTATTGTACGGCCAATTAATAATGATGTATCGCCGGCAATATTAGTACCTTGTATTGTTCTTAATACTTTATTAGTTGTCCATTTACCGTCAGACACACGCAACATTTGTTCTCTAGGATAAACTGTTTCTGATGGTTCACCAAATAACATTCTAAAAAATATTTGATGACCTCTACTAGTACCTTTTGCTCTATAGACTGATTTAATATTTTTAATTAAGTTTCTTTTATCTAAAGCTGCGTCTAAAGTTTCTGGAATAGTATTTAAAAATTCATTTCTAAATTTAGTTAAGAAGTTAGAAACTACTTTATCAGGATCCCTAAAATCTAATAACTCTTGTATATTGTTTACAGGATTTGGTCTATAATTTCCTAAAATACATTGAGCATTTGAATTAGAACCAATTAATATTTCTCCCTCGATAAATTTATTTTGAGCTGAAATATAAAGCTTGCCATTTGCTAAGTCTTCGTTTAAAATAGCGGATGTCGCTTTTGAGGTTTGACCAGTTATAGTTTCACCTCTAGTAAATTTTCCATAAGTTGAATCCTCTAACATCAACTTATCACCACTATCTAATTGTGTTCTATCTGAATCTAAACGAGAAGCGTCTAAAAGTAATACACTATTATCCGATGTTATTTCAGATTCAAGCCTAAGTCCATCTGTTACTTCAACACTTGTTACAGAAATCTCTGCTGATTCCATAAAGGTGTAGTAAGATTTTAAAAATTCTACAAATTTAGGATGCTCTTGTAAAACAAACTCAGGAACCTGAGTGTTTATGAGATTTGATATTTTGTTAGTAAATTTTGCCATTTACCAAGTCCTTAATAACTACTTGTTGTCGTATAACCTACACCTGCGCCAGCAGAGCCACCAACAAAGGTATCTGCCTCTACTGTGATTGTTGAGTTTGATGTGTCGATATTTAAAATCTGGTCTCTAACAGGCACAACATCATTTGAACTAGGTACAACTGTTAATTCAATAACACTTGAAGCTGCGCCTCTAATATTTTCTACTACTGATACATTTAATGAATTGATTGTTACTTGGCCTGTCGTGTAGTCTATTGTACCTTGTGTATTATTAGCATATGTTCTAACCGCACCAGATAAACTATATCGTCTAACATTTCCTTGGCCATCATCATCTAAAAAGAATATTGTAGAAGTATCACCTTCTATTTTAAAACCTGTTGATGTTAAAATACCACCAGCTGCGGTATTGTGTCCTGAATGAGGATTATAAAGAGCATTTCTATAGTAAACATCATATCTTGTTGATGTACCAATTGATGGTGTAAAGTCTTTTCTAATTTTTAATGTTGTAATGTTTGAAACAATACTTGTATCTGTATTATCAATTAAACCAATAATTTTTGAATATCTGAATACACCATCAAACTGATTTAATGTATTTGTATTGTAATTTGTTAATGTTGTAATTACATTTGACTTAATTGTATCTGAAGTTTTACCAGTTGTTTGTTCATTGAATTTAACATTTGAAGTTAACAAAATATTTGTTGTTTCTGGATCCACAATTTCTGGTCTAACTGATACTACATTAAATTTCTTTAATTGATTTTTAATTGTTTCTTTTGTAGATGTTGTCAATACAGAACCAGAAATAGGTTTGATTGCAATTTTCACAACACCATATTGAGGTGTTTCATCATCTTCACCACCCCAAGCACTTACTGATTGTGCATTTGGATAAACCGACTTTACGATTGTTTCGTAATCTTTTGAAGTAACAGCTCTATCTTGTGCTGTGTATTGTAAAGGTGCATTGTATCTGATTGATTCTTTTGTTTGTGGTTCTGAACCGTTAGCTGCATTTGATGTTGTTGTAATTGATACATTTGAAAAACCGTCAACATCACCTGAAAGAGTAAACGCACTTGCTCCATTTCCTTCAGTTTTATTTGTTACAATATATTCTAATATTACAATGTTGCCGTCTGATAATTTTTTACCTAATAAACCATCACCAAAATAAACTTCAAATTTACCGTCTTCCACTTCTTGTAAAAAATAAACTTTAGATGTATCGGATAAATCTGAATAACCTGTTGCAAGATTATAAACTGTTTGTGTACTATCACTAGATGAATTCTGTATTGTTACTTTTAATGTTGATGTATCAATATTACTATTTTGTAAAACAAATGATTGGTCAGGATCCGTTGTATCAACTGTGTATTTAAAAGTTACTAAAGTGCCTTCAAAAATATTTACATTTGCAAACGAAAAAACACCTGAATCTGGTTGAATTGTGTATGACTGATTAGTTACATACTGATAACTTGTTCCATCAATTGAAGATGTAAATACTGTACCCTTATCCATAGTTAAAGATGTTGTAGTATTAGGAACATCATTAACTCTAACTGTTAACTCTGCACTTGAAGCTCTACATGATGTTGGTGTATATCCAATCATCTTTGCTATTGATACAATGTTTTTTCTTATGTCTGCTGAGTCTAGGTACATTTCATTTGCCAGCATATTGGCATTAAAACCTAGATAGTGTGTATTGTAAGATAGAACATCTAATAGAACAGCAAAACCAGAACCTTCAAAATCATAATCCTGAAATTCTGATTGACCTTGCATAAAGGTTTTTAAATTAGTTTTTATATTATCAAAATCTAAATCTGATACTGTTAATTTGTTTGAAGCCATCTATTTACCTAATTCTTTTTAATGTTGTTGTAACCGAAACTGGATTTGGCAAGTTTAAAACATAAAAGTTTACTTCTACACTAATTCCGTTTCTGTCTGCGTCTTCACCAACAGCTATAGAAGAAATATTTGCTCTTGGTTCATAATTTGTTAAAACTTCTTCAATTTTTCTTCTTATGAATATGCCTGTCATAGGTGTAAAATTTTCAAATAATAAATCTCTTACACCACAACCTAATTCTGGATGAAAAGGCCTTTCATAAAATTGTGTGTTAACTAAATTTCTAACACTTCTTTTAACAGCGTTAACATCTTCGATTTTTACAACATCATTGGTTACAGGATGTCGTGTAAAATCTAGGTCTAGGTCTCTATAAGTCCTAACTGCCTTTTTACTTTTGTTTGTGCTTGAAGCGTCATAGTTTGCCATATCGCTAATATTTATAACACTTATCTAGGTTAACCTGAGAAAACATTAGGAGAACCTGCCGCTACACTCGTACAACCCGATATTGCGTCACCAACTCTACCACAGCCTTTGCCATTTACAAATACTGTTGATGAACCACTTGCTATCGGAGCTGCATGAGAAGGACATGGTACACCAGGCAATAAATGGCCTGTATTATTATCTCCTTGACGAGATACTCCAATACTATTTACAAATACATTTCCTGACCCAGCTGCTCTTGTCATTCCTGAACAATGAGCCACATCTGCGTCACCTATTCTAGTTACCGCTGGCACGATTTAATAACTCCTCTAATTTAGATTGATATGT